TCCAGTACCTCCTGCCACATTGGCGATGATGGGAATAGTTCCATTCCCCCCTGCTCCAACGACAAGCGTATAGGTACTTCCCGGTGTGACGTTGGCGACAGTAACGGCAATCATTGCGCCAGCGCCACCGCCTCCACCAGAGAAGCCTCCGCCTGCTTTGTTCGATCTGGCAGAACTACCTCCACCACCACCACCAGCCCCCTGAATGGTGAACCGTACATTGACGGCAGACCATCCGGTTCCGGTTGGCACCGTGATCGTATAGGTTCCCGGCGTCCCGTAGGTTTGCACGATGCCAGCAAAAGCGCCCGGATCAATTGTTCCAGCCGTCAGGCGACCGGAAAATGTTCCTGTTGCCCCCGACAACGCCCCGGTAAAAGTCCCGGTTGCCGCCTGCAGTGCGCCAGAAAACGTCCCATTAACGACCGATAGGTTGGTGCCGTTGATTTTGTTGGCGGTGATCGAGTTGGCACCGATACGGTCTGCCGCAAGAAGACCAGTCGTTATCTTGTCGGCTGCCAAGCTGCCAATCTTCGCGTTATTGATGGACGCATCGGCAATAAATGCCGTTTTCATGTAGGTGCCGGCTGGGACTGTCACGCCATCAATAACGGTCGGAACGGTCAGGTGAAAGAACGGAGAACCATCTGCAGCTGCAGGATCAGTATCAACCGGGGCAATTGCGAATTGATCAGCCACCACCATGAATTTCGAAGTGGTTGCTCCAGCAACATTTGTCTCCGATGAAAGACCTATACCCGCTACATATTTATTGTCGCCTGCCCCTGTTTGCACCTTGATGGTGTATTGAGCAGTAGCCCCATCCGGACCTGCAACTGTTCTTGCCAAAGTCTGAACGACACCGTTAAAGTCGTTTGCCGCTGCCTGAACCTGTGACAGAGACAAAGCAGCCGAAGTCGCCGACCCTTCTGCATTACTAGCGCTTGTGCTGGCTGAACTGGCCGATGTTGCTGCTGCCGTAGCTTTCTGTGTCGCCGATGTTTCGCTGCTTGCCGCAGCAGTGGCCGACATGCTGGCCGATGAAGCAGACCCCGCCGCACTGGTCGCCGATGTGGCAGCCTGAGTGGCCGAGGTGCTGGCACTACCTGCGGATGTAGATGCATTCGTTGCGCTGGTCGCAGCCGAAATAGCCGACGTTGCCGCGTCCGACGCTTTTGTTGTTGCCATCGCCGCCGAAGTCGATGCCGCCGCTGCACTCCCGGAAGCCGCATCCTTAGCCGATTCAGCAGCCACTTTAGCATTCGTCGCAGCGGTTGCACTGCTCCCTGCGCTGGTCGCGCTGGTCGATGCATTCGTCGCGCTGGTCGCAGCCGAAGTCGCTGAATTCCCCGCAGCCGTTGCACTGTTCGCCGCCGTGCTTGCGCTGTTGGACGCCGCAGAAGCAGACCCAGCGGCACTGGTCGCCGATGTGGCAGCCTGCGTGGCCGATGTAGATGAATTTGAGGCGGATGTCTCGGCACTTGTTTTTGCCACAACGGCGCTGGCATTTGCCGTTTCCGCACCAGCCTTGGCTAACAGTGCTGAAGCCTCTGCCAATGCCGCATCCGAAGCTGATTGCGCAGCTTCGGCAGCACTGGTCGCTGCACTGACCGTATCACCAAAGACTGTTTCAAGCCCGCTGATCTTTGTAACAAGCCCTGTCGATGGATTATCAATAAGATCAATGCGGCTACGCAACTCAGCCGTAAAAGAATCATCATTGAGTGACCCGGCCAATGAATCGAGCAAATAGGCGACGTTCTTTGATGTTTGCCCAGCCATTCCGTTGACAGAATTGAATGGGCCTTTGACGCCGGATGTCGATACGAACCTGATCCAGTAATAGCGCGTCGAGTCCTCGCCGACAGCATGCGAAAAGACAAAGCCGGCACCCTGACCAATCAGGACAGCATTGGTAAAGCTGTCCGTTTCAGCCGCCCACACCTCCGTATAGCCGTGATTTCCATAGGCATCTTGCGGGTTGTCCCATGTCAACAAGATGGTGGTCATGGCGCCACTGGCTGCCAGCCCGGTTGGCACTGGCGGGATGGCGAGATTCTTGATGTTGGTCGATGTCGAGCCATCTGGCTGGCGATCCATCAAACCGGCCCGCACCAGTTCGTCGCGCGTAGCAAACCCGGTGAAGCCATCGCCGGCTGCCTTCTCCATCCACTGCTTCATGGACGACAGGATATTGTTCAGCGCCGAATTGTCTGACGCCGGAACGGCAGGGATGTTGGGCAGCCCGCTAGAGCCTGAATCAGTTGATCCACCCAGCGCAATCAGCGCGCTTTTTGCGTCAGCCATCTTAGATGCCCTTCAGTTCGGTCATGCTGTTTGCGATAGCGCACTGATACCACTCGTCAGTCCCGGTTAGTTCAAACTCGTACTGGCGACCAAGGAACCCACTTGGCAGACGCATCGGGCTTTGACCAGTCACCATGACGGAATATTTCAGTGCGCCATCGACGTACATCTTAAAAGTCAGGTCGGCATAGCTGCTGGCCTTGACCTGAAAACATGAAAAATTCAACGGCGTCGGCATCACATAGAGCTTTGATTTCCATGTGGCCGTCAGCGGAGCGCCGCTATTCCACCTCTTGATATGAACACCACTGGCGAGATACAAGTTGTCTGTTGTTGGATCAACGTAGGCGGCCGTTGCCGGCACTGTATGCGGCGTCATATTTCCATCGATGTCGAGGATGAATCCGCCGTTGCCATCGAAGGCGACATACTTGTTGTCGTGCTTGACGGCGAACAGGTTGGCCGGATTGAGCGCCTGCCATGCCTCCCGGTCATACATCTTCTTGGTTACAACATCGGTACCAGATTGGCCGAGACTGACCAATCCGCTCGGCGATGCGTACATCACATTGCCCTGCACGACAACGACAGAGCGCGACGACACACAGGGCGCCTCTTCCTCGATGCGTATCATTTGCGCCGACTCAGGATCGCCTGTATTAATGAAATACGGGTAGCCCGTTGTCAGCACAGCGACACCCTGCCCCATGGGCGCTACGGCCACAATCTCGTAATCGGTCGTCAGGCGATACTTGGCTGGCCACGCATACGGAAAGTTTGGCACCGAGAAACAGACCTGCTTGCCAGAAAACCCGCACAGCGCACCCGATGGCAAGGCAACAAGCCCATCCAGATCGGCAGGAGGCACATCCCAGTCCAGCGTCATCAACGCCTCGCCAATGCCGGTGGCGGGAACATTGTCGATGAACGTCTGTTCGTTGGACGAAACGACGCCAACCCAATAGTAATTCGTCCCGGCGCTTGAGGTAACAGTCCGATAGATATAGCGCCGGTCGATGTTGTACTGACCGCTCGGCAAAGTATCCGTAAAAGTCAGTTGAACGATGCTGCTGGCGGTCGCCGTGGCAATCGCTGCAGGCGAAGGCGCCGACTCTTCCCCCCATGCGGTGACATGCGTGAAGACGTAGGCGCGCGACTCCTGTGTGGCTGGCCCTGCGCCCGGAACGTTAGACAGCGACGGCGCCAGCGTTGGCGCAGGAACCCCCATCTCATAGGCTGCGAATGGATAGCTGGTGCCGCCCTGTAGCGCCAACACCATATCCGTCTTCTTCGGCGTGCCATCCCCGGTGAAATAGGTTCGCTCTGTCGTATCGCTGGCAATCGGCCCCTTGACTACGCGCACATCGCTAGTCCATGAGAACCAGTATTGCGTTTCTGGCTGACCGATGCCGAAGCGATAGATTGACTTCTTGGTTCCTGATTTTGTTGGCCTAGCTACCGTTACAGCATCCTTCAGTGGCGTAACGCCGCCCTTGTATAGCACAAGGTTTTCCGCCTGCTGCGCCAGTCGGTCTGACAGGCTGGCCGGGGTCATCATCGGGGCGATGCCGCCCATGTTCTGCAGGACAATCATACTTTGGCCGTCTTGATCTGCGGTTGAAACTGGAAGGTGGCCAGTGGCGCCTTAGTGGCATTGGCCGGGTTCTTGATATAGACATCGAGCAGCCAGCCGGCCTCGAAGCTGAGAACCTTTGGCCCGACCTGCTTGCACCAGCGCAGCGAGAAAGCGCCATCGCGGGCGCAGCGAATGAAGTACCAACCGTACTTGCCCTGCCCCTTATCGACATCTAGGCCATTGCCTGAATGGCTGACCGTGTAGGCGTCATCAATCAAGGACTTGCGTGATAGCACCGACCAGCAGAAGCCAGCGGCCGGATTGCGCCAGAGCCAGAGAACCATGCCAAGGTAGGTATTCCAGAATTCAGGGCAGTGCTTCGTTTTCCATCCGTGGTCGCCCCATAGGCTATTGTCGTAGCTGGTATCAAACCACGAAAGCCACTTTGGCAACCTTGGCCCGACCCCATAGGCGTTATTGTTTTCCAGTGGCCCATTGCGTAATTCCGCGAATAGCGGCAACACGGGCGCCAGCAACATGGCCAGCAAATAGAACGGAATGTAGATGCAGAGCAGGGACAGGTAACGAATCATGGCGGCCTCTCAAATAGCGGCGCCACAAACGACAGCGCCATCGGCGAGAGTAATCCCCGCCACCGATGACGCACCTGATGCGAACTAGCGGAACTGGTATGGCGTACCCAAATCTCTGTCATAACCAGCACATACATGGCCCAGAAAGCCCACAGGAAAGCGAGGACGTAAAGGACGTAGTCCATCACAGCGCAGCGGCAGCAGTGAAAAGCGCATCGATGGCGGCGTCATTCATGCCGAGGGCAGGAATCAGCGACTGCACCAGCGCGGAATCGCGGCGCACTTCCTGCGCATACTCCCACTCGATGCGGGCCGCTTCGCCTTCTGCACCCGGCATCCCGGCAATGGCCGTATTCACGGTGGTCAGCATGTTGGCTGCCAGCAGCGCCAGACGCGCCTGCCGCATGGTAACGGCTTGCGGCACGTCAGACGGCGGTGGCACATAGGTCGGCAAGGCGGGCGCCCCGGCGCCGGGGAAATCGGCACGGGTGAATCCGAAGCGTTCGATGGTGCTGTTGTCCTCGATGGTCAGCCATGCGCCAGCCTGGTCGTCTTTCTCAAGGCGCCAGAGCGTGCCGCGTAGTGTGGCCATGAAAACGTCGTGCTCGATGGTGCCGGCAATGGCGTCGAGATCCTCACGGGTGTTGATGACAGTGGATGCCATAGCGATTCTCCAGGTGGTTGAACAGGTTGCAGGTGTCGGCGTGGGCCGCATGGCCACGCCAAGAAGCGATGAATCGGTCAAGCGATTCGTGGTCGTCGTTTTTCAGGTAACGCTTGATCTTGCGCTTGGCGCCGACGACGGAGCGTTTGCGCAGCAGCTTGTGACGCGGCCAGATGCGAAAGCCAAGGAAATTGATTCCGCGTGACACAGGCGAGACTTGCCATTTGCTGATGCCAAGGCCCAGCCGTTGCTTGCTGACTTCTTGGATGTCCTCAAACCAGTCGCGTAATTCATAGGGGTTGGACGATAGGATCACGATGTCGTCCATGTACCGCGCCCAGTGGCGTGCGCCCAGATCGAAGTGGATAAACCGGTCGATCACGCCGCCATAGACATTGGCGAACAACTGGCTGGTCAGGCTGCCAATCGGCAGCCCGTGTCCGGTGTTAGGCACCATGCCCCGGATCGTGGCCATGGTTTTTTCGCATTTGATCTTGCGTTCAATCAGGTAATGCAAGCGGGCGCGGTCAATCGACGGAAAGAATCGGCTGTAATCAGTCTTGAGGAAGTGCGTGGCCTGGGTGCTGCGCAGCAAGGCCTGAATGTGACGCACGCCGGCATGCGTGCCCATGCCTTCACGGCAAGCGAAGGTGTAGGGCAGCAAAGATGCCTCGAAGATCGGCCCGATGACATTGACCAGCGCATGCTGCGCCAGCCTATCTTTGAAATCCAGCGCCGAAATCAGGCGCGGCTTGGGTTCGTAGATGGTGAATTGCCGATACTCTCCTTGCACCCATGCGCCATCAAGCAACTGCTCCCGCATGTCACGAAGGTTTTTCTCGGCATACTCCTTGAATTCAAGATAGCCCCACGTCAGGCGCTTGCCTCGCGCCGTCTTGACATAGGCATCGCGTAGATTGTCAATGCTGGCAATCCGCTCAATCAGGTTATCGTGTCGCTTAGGCATGGCAAAAGCTGGCCGCGCCGTTCGCCACAACACGGTGGCTACTAGGCGCTCTACCAGACCCCCAAGGGTGTTTGCCGAAGCAGGACAACATGGCTGACCACATGGAAGAAGGCCGGCCTGCTGCGCCGTAACGACAGCAGAGCGAAGGTGATGCCAATTCCTTGTCCTCACAGACGCCGCGCGCCCCGATGTTGTTGTTCGAGTTCGTGGGCGAGTTGTTCCAGTTCGAGGCACGTGAACCGGAGTTCGACGCGTTGTCCCAGTTGCCCCCAAATAGCACGGCGAATTTATCCATGTTGCCCTCTGCGTTTCTGCTTCACGATCCAGGCACCCAGCAAGCGCCCCACCTCCGCGATCAGCACTTGTGCCGTTTCGACTTGGTGTGGCGTGATGCTGCGTACCTGTTTGCTCATCAGAAACCGCAGCCAAAATCGCAGTTGCGAGAGGCCCGCATCTGCGACGTAGAGGCGGGAAATCTGTCCAGACTTCCCAGCCTCCACTATCAGTTTGACCTGCTCCAGCAGGCACTCGATGAACATGGCCTTGGCCACGCCATGCTTGCGCGGAATGTTCTGCGCAATGGGGTACAGGTAGGCGATCACCGTTTCGTACTTCTCGACGATGTTCATCTGCTCGTAGCATTGCGAGACTTCTTTTTCAGGTTCCATGTTCTATCGGATTGTTCCGGCGGCTGTCGCCGCCTTAGTCAAGGATCATGTGGTCACAGACGCCGCGCGCCCCGAAGCCGTTGTACGAGTTCGAGGGCGAGT